TTGCTGGTCGAAAGCCTGACGCGCACCGCCAGCACCCATGACCGCTTGAGCGCCACCAAGACGCAATGCTTGTTGCTGTGCAGCCAAATTGCCTAGCTGGCTTGCACCACCTAATCGCAATTGAGCACCTTGCAAGCCTGCTTGCTGATTGGCCAATTCTGCTGCTGATCTGCGACCAATGTCACCTTGCTGTAAAGCCACAGCCTGATTGAATGCTTGCTCGTTCAATGTTGTCCCAAGGTTGGCAGCCTGCTTGGCGAACCCTTGGTTTGTCAGAGCCTCGGCCACACCTTGGCGTGATCCACCAAATGCACGGGCAGCTGTAGCACGTTCACCAGTCTGGGCAATGGCAGAACGTCTTGCAGACTCCAAATCAGCCAATGCGTTGGTGCGCACTGCTTCTGTATAGGGATTCATGTAAGAACTAATTGATCCTGGTCCAGTAAGTCCCAGATTTGTTTGCTGCGGTCCAATCTGGCTTGGCTGATACATCCCGCCATAAGCCGCCATTTGCGCGGCCAAGTCTGTGCCAGTTATGCCTGGGCCAGCAAGGCCGGTGTTTACTAGAGCTTCCTCGCCTGCCTGGTACATTGGATTAAAGCCAGCAATCTGCTGGACTGGCAATGCACCGGCAACACCTTGGGCCTGCTGAAAGTTCGTTAAAAATGCCTGCTTGATCTGAGGATCAATTGAGCTTGTGCTGACGCTGTTTCCACCTTTGGACATATTCTTTCCCCTTAAAACAGCAATGATTTTGCTTTTTTGACCGGCACTTTGCCTTCATTGATCATGTCCAAAAGTCCCTTGCCGTATTTATCGACAGCAGATTTTTTGATGACATATTCACCGCGGTCTAACATTCCAGCACCATCATCTGGACCTGGAGGATTTGGACCAAATAAACCATTGACCATGCCGCCTTGGGCATAAGTACCACTGACACTTTCGCCTGTTTCACCAGGGGTAGCACCAGTAGAACCACCAGTGCTTTGATCAATTAAATCATTTGTCGATCTGCCAGCCGCTGCCGCTGCTTTGTCAGCCGCTTTGACATTCTCATAAAGCATGGGGTTATAACCACCCATTTGGGTATTGGCCACAACACCCGCATAAGGATTCACAAATTGAGGGGTTAATGCTTTGATCTGTGAATAAGGTGATACACCTCCAGTAGTCACAGCAGGGTTATATTGCGCACCAATGGGAATGCCCATGTAGTTTTGGAAATTCTGAGCCAGACTTTGTGGCTGGTAAGTTGGCACTGCTTTAGCGCCTGTAGACTGGGGCTGAATTTGCGACTGAGTCAGCAGGCCAGTATTCTGGAAAGGCTTATAAGCCTGCACATTCTGAGTAATTAAATTAGTAGGGTTTTCAGTAACATATTGGCCAACAGCTTTATTGAATGATGAGCCAAATGTTTCTGGTGTCAATGCGCCAGTTTGCAAAGCATTGAGCCAAAAGTCATAGCCGCCTTGGTCAATTTGGTTTGCTCCAGTGCCAACACCTGTGCGACCAATGCCGCCATAGGCTTGCGTGACTAGGTTGCGATAAAGCGCTGAATTGTCAACAGCCGGTGTCACTGGTCGTGTTACTGATGGTGTCACTGGTGTCACTGGTGTCACTGGTGTCACTGGTGTCACTGGTGTCACTGGTGTCACTGGTGTCACTGGCCGTGTTACTGGTGTTACAGCAGCACCACCGCCAGTGATGGCCCTGTTAGCTGCTGCACGTTCTGTATCAATCTGTGCTGCAAGTGCAGGGTTTTGCGCTCTTGCTTCGTCAACAATTTGATTAAAGTTTGCAAGACCTTTATCTTGCCAAAATGCAATTGCGTCTTCAGTTGGACTAAATGATGCCTTTGGATTGGCCACATACGCCGCCATTACTTCTGATCTTGTTGCCATGTTTATCCCCTATAAGTCCTTTGCAAGTACAGCCCATTGTGGACTGTAACCTTCGTCTTTCAAAAATGTCTTTGCCCAGCCTTTACGGCCTGCCAGTGTCACCCTGGTGCATCCAACCGATTTGCCCCAGGATTCGATCAATGGTCGCATCCGTGAGAGTTCATCTAGGTCGCCACCAGCCAGAAAATAATGCAAATTCTTTAACTGTGGATAGACAATGATCTCTGTCAATACCACCGAGTCCTTGGCTGGCCACAGCTGTAATCTGTGATCCTCAACCATCTCGGCAATATCATCAAAATTATGTGTGCCTCCAGAGTATTCTAATGCCGCCTCCACTTGTTGGCGCAGCCTTTCCAAATGCTCTTGGTCGCTCATCTTTTTCCTGATGGCACGGCCTCAAGTCTCATTGTGCCAATGCGCCAATCTGCCAAAGTATTGCCAGTCACCTTCATATTGACCTGACGGCCAGAAAACCTCACTGAAGTTGGGTTTGCTGCCGTATATGGCCCAAATGTGGATTGTGTCCCCGTTGGGTAATTGCGGGTTTTAAATGAAACCACCGCCTCACCCAGTGTCTGCTCATCTGGAATGACCTGACGCACCGACATGATGTTGTCGCCATTGCCAATCTGCACTGGTCCAGACTCGGCATAGACGCTGGCGCTGTCATAGTTAAAGCCAACTTCATGCTCGTAGATGTAGCCATCACTTGAAACCATCAAGGGATAAGTAAACACACCAGCATCAACCCCAGAAAGACGGGCCAATAATCCTATGTTCCAGTGGTTTTCGCGGTAGTTGAAAGTGACATAAGAGTCATTTTCGTTGCTTGATGCACTTGGGTAATACCACCAAATCTCGCCAAACTTACTGACATGGACCGCATAAATCTTGGAGGCTTGCGCATAGTTGATATTGTCAAATATGTAATCTGAAACATCACTTGGCAGTGGCTTGACATAGCCGTCATAAATCCAAAAGCCTGCGCGTGACATCCAAATGGCTGCCGTATCAATGGCCGCCACAGCCTGGGCCGAAATGAGACCACAGCCAGAACCAGCCTTCTCAAAGCCATAGACAAATGGAGCGCCAACATACTGGGCCGTGTGGACATCCACATCTGTAAACAGTAGGTTTACACCCTTGACCCGCTTGCCAGCGATCAATGTGCCAGGGCTTGCCAAGTCATAGTCGCCTGCAAGGTTGTCGCCTGCCGGTGTCCAAAGGGTATTGTTTTCTTGGTCGCACCACTGCACTTTTCTTGGGTTTCCACCAGCGCCAAGGGCAAAGATAATGCGCTCTTGGGTGACTAAAACCGCCTTGTTTCCAGTGGGTGCATTGGCAATTGCCGCTGCCAATGTGGGCGTTGAAAAGCCTAGTTGCCACTCATAGAGCTTGCCATCAGTGCTGGAGCAAGCAATTAAATACTCACCCCAAGTATCAAGTGACCAAGTGGTGGCAGGGATTGGTGTGCCAGTGTCTGGCCTTGCAATGCCATATGCAAAAGAGCCATAAGTGCCGTACCCATAGCCCGTCAGGGTTGTGGCGTTTGCATAGCCACTGGTGAAGCTCGTTGGCGTAATGTCTTTGAGTGTCCCACCCTCGTTCATGGCATAGAGCTTGGAATGCGTTCCAGCGCCAATGTATCGGTTGCCACTGTTATCGCGCCAAGTAATGATGCCTCGGCATGAACCAGTCATTGCGCTGCTTGACCTGGTGCGCCATCCATTGATTGGCCTCAATGTGTTCTCGTACCAACGAACAAGGTTAGCGTCATACCAGCGACCAGCTGCCTGATACTCAGTGCCGTTTCTGTAAACCCCTGGCGGTAATTTGATTGGTATGTACATGGCAGTATTTAGGTAATGTTTGAGACAAAGCTCATTGTGACAATGGCTGATGGGACTGCTGGCCGTGTTGGGCTTGTTCCAGCAGCGTATTGTTCAATGGACACACCCGTGTCGGTTGGCCTCCACATTATCTCAACATAGTCAGTCGCATTTAAGCTCAAAAAATAATTCATGGCTGCAATGATGTGGAATGGGTCTCCAACACCCTTTCTGGGTGCAAAGCCAAATCTGCTGTTTGAATTGGCCGAATTTGTACCATTGACCCGAAACCAAATATCTACATCTTGAGACGAATTTGTCGTATTTGTAAGCTGGATGGAAAACTGCAAGTTCCAGATTCCGGCATCGGCCACAGTGATTCTCGATCCACTGGCAATGGTCACGCCATTGGAAAAGTCTGTGGTGTTAAATGAAACCGCATAGGCCGTGGTGGTGTTGGCAGCTGTCTGGTCTGTGGAATCTTGAAAAGCCCCATAGGGGTTATTCATAAACCGGCCACCTCTTGGTCCAAACAAAGACCCCAGCACAGTTGACAGTTTTTTGAAGTAAACAGTCAATGTGCCATTGTTCTCATTGAAATGCCTGCGCTCATACACCTCGGTTGGATAACCAAGGGTCGGAGGTGCTGGGTTTTCAAGTTGTTGTGTCTGGCTGGCCATGGGGTAATTATGTCAGGACATCAAGTGCATGGTTGATGTGCTTTATGCGATCGTCTAAACCTATGAACCCGCCATTGATCTTTTTGGTCATGGTCCGATAGTCTTGGCTGTCTGCATACTGGTTGAGCTTCTGAGTGTCCCAAAACCATCCGGCAGTCAGCGCAGCATACTGTGGCGTGGCCACCAGCTCCGGCTGCATGATCAGGTCCACACCAAGCGCTTGGCCTGCATGGTGGTAGTTGGCCGACCCAGTCAATTGAATGCATCCACGGCCTCGGAAACGATAGCCATCGCCACTTGCCTCATCCCTGTTACCCATTCGGCTGCTGTAAACAGTGTTAGCAATGAGCTTGGGGTTTCTTGCGCACATCTGGGCCTTGGCCGCGTCAAAGCGCCTTGGCCAGAGCTTTTGCAATGCTTCGGCTCTGTAATTTAGGTTTTCCTCAAGAATCCTAAAATTACCACACTCATGGCCACACTGGCCAATAAAGGCCGCCTGGCGCAATGGCGTTGAAATGTCAAAGCGCTGGAATGTCTCGTTAAGCGCATCGACCCACTCTGGGCCAATGTGCAGTTGTTTAAGTTGCTCACTATTGACCATTGACTAAAACCCTCACTTCGTTGTAGGCGTTGACGCAGGCGTTGAGCTTGTTGATGGCTTTGTCTCCTTCGGCTGCGAGGTCGATAAGAGCTGCAATAGTCTGTCGCTCAAGTTCGCTTTCATCGGGCTGGCTGGGTTGTGTATTTCCAGTGGCAGCGCTGGCACTTGCATTGGCTTGTGGACAACTTGGGGCTGGGAGGCGCAGCCGACCAGTGCGAGCAAGCTCATGCATAGCAGACTGTTTCTTGACAATATCATCTTGGGCCTTTCTGAGTTTCGTTTCCTGATCTTGCAGTTTCTCGCCAAGCTCTGCCTCTTTGGCTCTGGCTTCATCATTCTTTTGGGCAATGGCCAGTTTCATGTCATTGTCTCTGTCTTCCCAGCCAAAGTGATAGCCACCTCGGTAAGAGCCAAACAAGGCAATGGCAATTGCCAGGGCGATATAGGGTAAAGGTATGCCAAACATTACTCAGCCTCTTTTCTTGCCTGCGCCAGCTGCTCGCGCTCATGGTCATCCTCAAGATGGTCCGGTGGCGTTGTGGGTGGTGGCCCAGGTGTCCAAGACTCATCTAGCTCTGGGTTGGTCCAAGTTGGCATGGCATTAAACCCATGGTTGTTGCTGTAGCCTGGTGTTGGGTAGCCACCCATTGGCTGGCCAACGCATTGCCCCATGGGTGGTGGCTGCTGCTTAGAAGTCATTGCCCGTTTACCGATCACACCGCCAATACCGCCCACAATCAGCAGAACAATGTCGTTCAGCATCTTGGTATAAGCCTGGTCAATCGGAGCCATGCTTTTGATAGGTTGTGTGACGAACGTCACAGAATAGAGCAGGGCAATCACGATAAAGAAAAGAATCAGGGTCACAGCAAGCACCACAATGCTCCAGACCCTGACCTCGATCTCTTCAGTTGTTAGGTTTAACTTCGTCAACTTTTTTCTCCAAGATTGGTGCAACCAAGTATTCTGGGCAAGTTTGAGTGAATAGACATCTAGGCTTCTGGCACTCAGTTGCGTGAAAATTGTCAGGGTTCTGGCACTTGTAACGATACTTTTCTTCGCAGCCAGTCAGCAGTAAAAGAAGCAATAGATATCTCATTTGCTTTTTATTTTTTCGTAAATCACAGCAATGTCTTGACGATTGTGCATGATGTCGTCACGATTCTTTTGAATCTCTTTTTCTAAGTCCTGACGTAGTTTTTCACGGGCTAATTCAGCACCAGTGTTGGTGGCTTGCTTGTTGTCTGATGTAACCACCAGACTAATCTTGTTGTTTAAAACAGTAACTTCATGGGATAGGTGCGATAGTGAGTTCATCAGGTACACCACGCAAGTAAACAGAATTGGCAAGATGGCAAAAGCCACTTTTTCGATGAGTGCGTGTTTTTCATTTGTTTCAATCATTTCCCTAGACCTACCCTTCCAAGTAAAAGATTAACAATTCTGTCTGACAAGTCATCTGGCAAGAACTTCAAGAAACCAAGAAACCACAGTGCCACACACCCGTAGATAAATATCTTGAGGCAGAGGTCAAACGTCTTCTGATACTCATTCACCGACCACACCTTCTTGTAGTGGCACAGAAATCCATCATTTCGTTGATGCCAACAAAGACTAGAAACAAAACAAAGAATATCCCACCTATTGCCAAACCAATCTCTAGTTGCTCTTGTTCTTTCTCTTTGGCTTTCTTGTCTGCGGCTTTTAAAGCACTTATCTCTTTGGCATCTGCCAAGTCCATCTCGGCCTGCCTGGCTTTAATCTTCTGCCATATGTCCACCTTGCCAGTAGTCATAAAGAGCAGCTTTAACTCTTCCTCAAAGGCTCTGGCTTGCTCTAGTGCCATCTCGATCTGGAGGGCAGTCCCCATGTTTGAACCTTTGCCGGACTGCTTTGCTTGGAGCATGGCCTTGGTGGCCACAGACTTGGCATCAAACAGTTTGCCAATCATTGGCGCAAGTGAGCCTAAGTCTTGGCTGCCTTCTTGACCATGCTGATGGCGCTTTGTATCCCTGCCAGGGCCGTCATTGGATCGATGGGAATCATTTCTTTTCTACCTTCTTCCACTCAAGGCAAACTACCTTGCGGTTGTAGACATCGCCTGTCCATGCCCACCTGATGCATCTATATTCGGCAGCGGCTGCTAGTAAGACCAGAGCATAGATCATGGCCAAAACACAATGATGACAAAAAAGCACCAGGCAATGCTGGCACTCAAAAGAGCCGCAGCAATCAATGCCACGGCCCAGTCTTTCATAGCCCGAAAATCTTCTTGACGAATTCGGCAGCCACCCCTGGCCCAAACAACACCGCAATGATCACCGCATAAAGCAAGTATTCAATCTTGGTCATGCGCTTGTCCCCATCGCGCAGTGACTTGTCTATGTTGTTGTATCTTTCAAGGCAGACAGCTTCATGCACAGATAACCTCTTGTCAACTTCTGAATCCATGATTAGGCATTTCGAGCAGCTTCAACCGCAGCCTGTGCCGCTTGATAAGCAGCAATCACTTCAGCAGTCCACAATAATTGAGCCAATGCTTTAACTTGGTTAATTGAATCCGTTGGTACAGCAGAAAAGTTTCCAAGTGCTGAAACTGCTGAAGCCGCATAAGCATCAATGTCACAATCAGGCGGGAAATTTATATAGTGCGTTCCAAGGGCATCACCATCAGACGATGTTTTTTGTAATGCCAAAAAAATGTTTCCATTTGCTTCATGTTGAATAAATTTATGTGTTAAGTTTTTCATTTAATTTCCTTAGTTATGCTAATGTGTATGAAAAGGTGACTTTATTTACTATGCCTTTAACATTACTAGCAGTAAAAGCACCTTCTGCTGGATCGAAATAGACTTCTATGGCATTCTCATGCGCACCATAAAGATGCCCGTTATATGGAGTAGAGCTGTTATAAATACGGGCATGAGATGTATATGCTGCATTTGACCTTAATCCCACAGGAAGTCCAGTTATGGTCATAGCAGTTGTGTTACTCGTTCCTGTAATATCTGGAATTCTAAGAGTTACCTGATCGCCAATTTTTGTGTAATACGCTGTTCCTGTTGGTGAAGTTGTAAATCCAGTTCCAGTAAACGTAAATGTCCCCTCCTCATAGTCATCCAACGTATTAGCGTCTGCTGATGCTGACTGACTTGCGGGGAATTTCACACCAGATGCAACTTGTGCTACACCAGCAGCGGTGACTCTAAATTGTTCTGTTGCCCCTGCGCTTAAAGCAAACAAATCTCCAGCACCATTCTGACGGGCATACATCATTGCTGATGCAGAATTATCCGAAAACCAAAAAGCATTACCAGCGTTTGCAGTTCCACCGCTTATTACCGCACTAATGGCTCCCGTTGTACCTAATGTAGTAAACGCACCAGTAGCAGGGGTCACATTACCAATAATGCCTTGGAATGATGTGCCTGTAGCCACTCCCAAAACTGGAGTAACCAAAGTTGGTGATGTAGATAAAACTACATTTCCAGTGCCTGTTTTTGTGCCAACACCAGTGCCGCCCTTTGTGACTTTAAGCAATGGGCCTGCATCAAACAGTGCGTCAATCAAGTCTAAGTCTGTATTAACTTTCGTTCCCCAGGTATCAGTGGATGCACCGACCTCTGGTTTGGTCAGCAATAGGTTGGTTGTTGTGGAATCTGCCATTAAATGCTCCTATGCGGCTATTTGCCAAGTTTCACTATTATCCGCAATTGCAGTCCAAGTTTCACTGCTATCTGAAATTGCATCCCATGTTTCTGATGTGTCTGTGATCGGTGTCCAGGTCTCTGCGTTATCAGAGATCGCATTCCATGTTTCAGCCGTATCAGACTCTGCCACCCATTTTAGATTGCCAGCGATCGTCATGGATGACTGGCAAGTGAAATTGATGGCTGCGCTCTGTCTTCTGATTGCGCTCAAGGTCATGCCAGATTGCGCGTTAATCGTCACCGCCTGGCTAACGATCACGCTGGTGGACACAGTCATTGTGGCAAAGTCTTGAATCAAGATTTGAATCAGTGGGACTCTGACAGCAGCCACAGACATTGTGCTTGTGTCTACTGAGGCAAATGCCCCAATAGCCACCCGTCTGGCCGCAAAACTGGCGCTAGAGCTTGCCGCGAATGTCGATGCACCTATGGCATACCGCACCGCATTTGTGGCCATTGTGCTGGCGCTAGAGACCGTGGCCGAGGCATTGGCCACCCTTTGTGCAGCAGCTGTGGCAGTGCTAGACGCTGAAACCGAGAATGATGCTGTCTTGACTACATTGGCCGAGACAGTCTCTGTGCTAGTGCCAGACGTAGAAAACGCGCCTGTGCAGACGCGTTGACCATTGAATGCAGCCGTACTGGTGGCCGCGAAAGTAACTGCCCCAAGGCTTACGCCATAGGAATACTTTCCTTGTCCGTATGGGCCAGAGCCGTAAGCTGCCATGTCATGTCAATGTGACATCAAGGTCGCCAGCTGGGATGCGCAGCACATCGCCATCATTGATGGTGCGAGCTGTGGTCAATGCCGCCCAGGCTAATAGATTGCCGGAGGTAGATGCATCAAAAATGCCAGCCCAGCCAATTGATCCCCAGTTACCGCCAGAAGCAGCTGCAAACTCGATGGCCGCTGCATTGGTTGCGTTTGTGGGGCTTGTTCCGGAGACAGTCATTGTGCCGGTGACTACTCGCGCATAGGCGTTGCCAGACACTTCAGTGCCGCCACCCGTGTCACTGGGTGCAGCTGTGAATAGACCCACATACCAAGCAGTGGGGCGTGTGGCAGAGCCTGTAGTCAACAAATACGTTAATACTAGGTTTTCGGTGTAGTCGGTAAAAGATGACATATCAGTCCTTATCCAAAAGTCTTCGCACGGGTAAGCAATGCACCACCAGAAGATGCACCGCGATCATCGGCAGTTTGTGAATCATTCAAAGCTCGCTCATACAGCGTTGCCCATGTCTGGATTCTCGCATCATCTTGCAAGTATGGCGCAGCCTGTAATAGCGCTCCATACAGATAAATGTCTGGGTTTGATGCCAAAAGCCAGTTGCTGGCCACACTGCTTGATAACTTTGTCAACTTTGCGTAATAGGTCAGCTCGGTTGTGTAATTTGCATCTGGTGTTGGGACAATTCTAAATTGACCGCCAACAATGCCAAAGAATTTGGGTTTGCCACTGGCTGTGTACTTGGTCATTTCATTGTCCAAGGCATCAATACTCAAAAACTGCAATGGTGTCTCAGGGTTTGTGCTTGTGAGCTTGAGGGATTTTGTCTCCAAGAAGTCAGCAGGCACAGCGCCATACTGCGCGTCAAAAGACGCATTGGCCCTGACGATCATCTGCCTGGTGCGCAGTGTTCGCTCCACTTGTGCCTCGGCCAAAGAGATAAAGTCAGGAATGACAGCAGTCAGGTCCGACCGATTCAGCCAGTCACCAATGGATGTCTTCAGTTCTGCGTATGTAGTCAGTGCCATTATTGGGCCTCTTTTTCCATCTCTTCTTTCACAATCCAAGTGTGTTCATGGCGAAACTCAAACGTGCCAATGTGGCCAATTTCCTTTGAAACGTCATGGTCGATGTAGACCTTGTAACCCAGCTCTTGAGCTTTCTTACAAAAGAACACATCCTCACCCATGTAGCCCCTTGTGGACTGCCAAGGCATATCAAACCATGGCTCACTCATGCCCTCAAACACCTCGCGCTTGATCAGCATTATGCCAGTGCCAATGCTTCCCACCTCTTCGA